GTAATGTGCATCATGATCAGAAAATGTTTGTCCAGCGAATGTGTTGCTCTTGTGTAATCCTTCCCTCTGCTAACATATTGTCGCAGACGTTAGCGAAGACTTGAAACTTTTGCTCTCGATCAAGTTTATGAGGAGCAGCAGTTTCCTTGATAACTTTGAGAATTTGTGTTTTAGTCATTTTGTAGATGGAAAGTTTGCGGAGTTGTCTATCAGTATCAGCGAACATAAAGATAACCACCCGCCCAATCTGCACGGGCAAAGCATTGCTCACGCGATGCAATCTCCAACAAACGATAGCGAACGATCTTTGCAGGTGCTTTGAATGATGCAGGTTTGTAAACTTCACCAGTCTTTTTATCAACGAAAGCATGAACACTGCGTGACCCACTATCAGTTTCCATGATGATTTTGTGATACTTTCTACCAGATTCTATGTAAAACTTATACACGGGAGCATCATGACGACCGACTTTACCATGATTACGTTGTTTGAAATTATCTACGAGAGCATCACACAAAGTGTTGCAATGCTTGACGATGTTTTCTTGAATGGTTTTCCGTGCCTCTTGAGTGGCAGCGAAGTCAGCGAGTTCAGTTGTCATGGTGTGTGTTCCTTTGACTCTTTAATAATACACGAAAACAGAGACCCTACAAGCAGGTGTGTGCAGCCAAGTCAACTGGCACAGGAGAACTTGCTATTGTTGAAGTTTGCGTGAGAGAATTGCTCACGGTCAACTAGTTTGAACATACCATAATCGTTGGTGCGAACATAACCCTCACCACCACATTGACGGTCATCGATGTATGCTTCAGGACCATTATTGCGGCAGATATAAAGCATATCTTCTTTGATAGATTTGATCAACAACCAGTAACTAATCAGATGAGAGTTGTCAAATGTTTCGGGATCAACTTCACAACCTTCACGAATGCAACGATTAAGATCAATCTTAATCTTTTCTGCCTCAAGTGGATCAGCAAATGTCACCAACTGAGACATCTGACGTGCGAAACCAACAATCTCATCAAAATCTTCATCAAGTTGCCATGCACTAGGTTGCACGAACTTACACGACTCAGTATCATCGAAGCTGACAGCATCGTTGATAACATAAGCATCTTTCAATTCACCATCAGTCGCATAGAAAGTATGCGGAGCGATGACAATGTTCTCCTCAATTATTTCATCAAAAATGTAAGTAATCGTATTGGGGCAAAAAGTATCATCACCACCAAACCCAATAAAATCACCTTGAGCAATCCCGTCGAAAGAAGGAAGGCAATCAAAACAATGGTGTAGTATATCAGCAACAACCCCAGAATGATTGCAATCAATGTCATCATGCGTTTCATTGATCTTGATAACTTTCTTGTTAAAGACACTTTTTGTACCTACAAAGAAATTACCTGTAGCAGGATTAGTGCCCCACACAATAGCAGGAGCACCGTCAATCTTCACGGAAAGTTCACTCTCAGCGAGGAACCAATCAAGGACAGAGAGATCACCTGAAAGAATAGAATCTTCAGGGTGTTGGAGGTGTGTGTTTTTCATGCTCTTAAGATAGGGCATCCATCAACGGATTGCAAGCGATAGTGTCCTGTTCAAGAACTGTCACACTCTCAATTCTTTCCTTTGCTTTTGCAAAGTAATTTGCATCACTCTCCATCCCAATAAAATTGCGATTAGTATTCACACAAGCAACACCAGTTGTACCTGATCCCATTGTATTGTCCAGAACAGTATCACCTTCGTTGGTATATGTCTTCACTAAGTATTCCATAAGATCAACGGGTTTCTGTGTTGGATGTAAACCCTTCTCTTGTTTGAATTTTAAGATGGTCTTAGGGTATCGTGACCCCTCTGGATTGTCACGATGCTTAGATTGCTGTTTACCATAAACCTCACCAATCTTTGCGGTTTCAGACTTAAACCCACTGTAAGGAGTAGAATACCACATCTGAGGATTGTATGTTGGCTTCTTCCTATAAAACACCAAAATGTTTTCATGACTTTTAAGAGGCATGACTTTAGCGTTCATAGGATTAGTTCCTTGCGGTTTTTCCCAAATCCATTCATACTTTAGATTCTGAATGTTTGAGGCAGCAAGAATCGTGGTGAAAGGTTGTGCAGCAGTGAATACCATTGCTGCATTTTGTTTGCAGACTCGGTTGTACTGCTCCCACAACTTATCCAGGGGGATGATACTATCCCACTTGCAGGCAGTTGTACCGTATGGCAAATCTACCAGCAACATATCAACAGAATTGTCTGCAATAGTAGGCAGCAATTCCAGACAATCACCCAGCAGTAGATTCACCATTCAGCAATATCCTTCACGAAGTCACATTCTAGCAGAGCAGCAACATTTGTGCAAATATAGTCATCATTGCCGACAGACTTGCCACCCTGTTGCACATTAAAATAGCATTTGTCGCTCTTCAGGTGTGTTTCAAAGTCTTCCTTAGTGATAAACACAGTGCGAGCATCTTTCTCGTCAGGGTTAATACCACAGAAGATAAGACGCTGCCAGTCTTTACCGACAGAGACATGATTGATGATGAACTTATCAAGAGTTACGCCACCTTTCTTGTTACGAGTAGCGAGAGCAAACTTAATCTCAGTCAAAATATCATCAATCACACGATCGTGACCAGCAGTAGAAGTCTTTGCTCGCTTAACTTCACTGCCAGCTAGTGTCATCAACTTAGACACAAAACGCTCACCGAACTCACCTTTCTGTTTGGGTGACATGAACACATAACCCTCAAAAGGTGTGCCCTTCCAAGGATCTTTAAGGTTGTCTTCAATGTACTCACGGAGAGTGCCATCAGCGAAGAGAGAATCAAACATGATGCGTTGCTTTGACTCTTTTAATATACATGAAAACCATCTCCCGTGGGAGGATGGTGTGCAGCTAAATCAACTGTCACATAGTGATGTTTTTTCTCCTAACAGTTTGCCGTATATTTTACCCCAGAACATTTGTGTGTTTTTGTCATCAGACGATTTTAACTCTCTTAAAACTATCTTACACAGTTCTGTAAGTTCTTCTTCTTTCCAATTAGGATCATTGTTGCCCCACACTTCTACTACTTTCATTCTTCACAACATCCCCAATACTCCATAAATTCACCCAAAGTAAAACCATCCCCAGTTCCAGTTTCTTCTATCAACTCATCTATAGACATTTTAATTAAATCCTCACGATATTCTTCAGTTGTTTGATCATTTTCTGGATCAAAATCATCGTGGCAGAGATAGTCCCACTCTGCACATAGCGCATCAATTAGTTGCTCTTTAGTGTAATTCATCGTCTAATCTCCGAAATTGCAGGTTGACCTTGATTGAACACAACATCAACAACTGCCTGAACTTTCTTGGCAGTGCTGATACCAACTCTGTCATAGGTTGGAATACAAACGAGACCAAATGTTTTCTCTGTGTTACCCAAACGGATCACACGACCGATGCTCTGACTGATACCAATGTAATCCATATTACGCATGAAGATAACAGCTTCAAGACCACTGACGTTGATACCTTCACTGAGAATACTGTGATGAATAACAACAAACTTTTTGTCAGGATCTTTGCCCCAAGCATTAAGCGTATCAAAGAACTTCTCACGATCAACCTTCTTACCATCAATGATAGCACCGGTCTTCGATGTAATCGTCATCCACGAATATCCACGCTGATACAACTCAGCACAGAAGTCAGAGTGAGTGAGAAGATTGATAATCTGCTTTGTGGTGCGAGCACAAATCAAAGTCTTATCAATGTTGTTGTCATCGATAGTCTCGATCAAGTTGTCACAATCATCAGCATACATTACCTTACGACCATTGATCATAGGCAGTTGCTTGACTACAACTTTAGGAGGAAGAATGTATCCTTGCTCTACAAGTTCAGGTGCAGGCACATTGATAAGAACCTGACCATAAACTGCACCGTCATTCATTCCTGGTTTCGTGATTGTAAGACTATGCTTAGGAGTAGCAGTGTAAAAGTAGCAACGATCAGCATCATTAGCAAAGAACTCTGTGGCAGGGAAAAAGTTACGCTGCACACTATTGTGTGCCTCGTCAAAGTAAATAGTATTTACCTCAATATCTGCCTCCATCACACGATGAAGCGAGTGATATGTGGTAAAGATAATAACATTCTCACCCATACTACGGGCACAACCAGCATAAAGGTGAATCTTTTCTGCATTAGTAGTGCTAGTGAAGTGCGTTTCTCCACTGTGAACGTGCATCACATGCAGATAAGGATCGCTGTTGTTAGGATCAATAACCTCCATAAATTCGCTGCACAGTTGCTCAGCCAAAAGAATACGCGGAGCAACAACGACAGTGGTGGTGCCATTGTTGATAGCATCATGACGACGCTGAGTATCAACAATCATGGTCAATGTTTTGCCACCACCAGTCGGCACAATGATTTGACCTTTGTCATAATCACACATGCGATTGATGATGCGATCTTGATGTGGGCGGAGGGTGATTTTGCTCATGAATACAATATAAAACCCCCTGACCCGAAAGTCAAGGGGTAGTGGACGGTTTAAGAATTGTCCTCAGTTAAGAACTTCGTCAATGATTTGAGTCAAGATCTTATGACGAATCTCGACATTAACCTTTCTGAAACCTTCACATGCGTTCTTGTAAGTAACGTCATCAATAATGGCATTACCAGACTTGTACTCATCGTTCATAAGTTGAACAGCAGCAACTGCCTGTTCATAAGTTTTGATGCCATGAGTCATCATAAAGATCAGATTCTGAACAGTAGTCTTACGCTTGATCTCTTTGATCGTAGTTGCATCATCAGCTTCATCAATCATCTGAGTGATCCAATCCATCGCAGTGATGAAAGTATCACGATACAAAACTTGGTCTTTAGGTGAAAGGAAAGTACTCCTATAAAGGTTGTTCATCGTAGATGCAGTTACAGAATTAAACTGTACTCCGATTTGCAATTCTTCATTGAGTTGACTATCGTCAACTGCTTGCAAGCAGAAGTCAAGAGTTTGTACGATCCATTCATCACCACAATAGCGTTTTTTGAAATCTGAGAACATATATCCCAGAAGAACAGCACACTCAGAACGAAGAACTCGAACGTAATCTGCCCAAGGAGAATTGAAAGAATTACGGATCTCTTGTCCATTGGGGAATACACCACTGTTGGTATTCAGGAACACCTCAGAGAGACCGTCATAGCCAATCTGACTATACTCACTGATAACAACTGCGCGACCAAGAATAACATCTTGGACCACAGGTGGCAGGTCAGAGAACTTATCTTTGCCACGCTTTACACGGAAAGTTGATACAGAAGTGTCCTGAGGATCACGAATGTAAGAATACTCTCCTTCAGGAATCGTATAGTCGCCATTGACAAGACGAATCATAAAAGAGAGACGGTTGTTGCCATCAAGGACAATATACTTACGTCCCTTTTCTTTGAGGGATAAAAAGAGTTGCAGTGCCCGATCATTAGGTGCAACTTGTTGAAGTCTGTGGATGCAGGAATCAATATCCACGACAACAATACTTCCCTCAATACGATCCATCAGAATCGAATTAAGATACTTCTTAAAGTCTACCTTTGACCAAGATTCGGGGCGCTGAAAGTTTTCAGGTGCTTCCTTGTTCTTGTACTTGTTTGCGACATAACCCAGTTCATGAACTTTTGGTTCTTTCTTGATGAGAATGGGTTGTCCGCCAGTAAGTCCTGTTTCTTCTACTTCTACTACGTCAAGAAAAGGAATTTGCAGAGAATTTTGTTGATTTTGAACGGTCATTAGACCTCCGGGGGTAAGGGTTTGTTGTGATCCTAGATCCAAAGTAGGAAATCGAATCTATGATAAACTTAGTAATTTGTTTATCATGTTTGTATATTAACAACTTTTATAGTGGTTGTCAATCACTGTTACAAAACTGTAACAATCACTCCTCTTCTTGTTCTTCCTCCACTTTCTTAATCACCTTCGGACCTTTCTGCACTCGGTCAGTTTCATAAAACCATGCAACACGTTCAC